GCAGTATCTCGCCCCTCTAAAATTACAGCAATGCGTTTTTCATTCGCGTCTGCAATTCGGTTAAGTTGTATTAGTAAATTTTTCATATTGCGTATCCTTTTTCTTCTGGATTTTCTAGTGGAGTCGGGCAACCATGAATTCCAGTTTTCCGTTTCCAGTTTACAGTTTCTAAACCGATTTTTTTGCAATCTTGCCTTTGAGCATTTGCAAATTTCTTTTTAGCTAGTTTTTCATTCATGTTAAAAAATTCGCTGTGACCGCCAACAGGCTTTTTACCTTTCGCGGTTAAATCGCGGAATAATCCAGCTAGTCGAAAATTTTTGTTTTTCTTGTGGAAAAATTGTTCGCTGGAAAGCGTCTCGTCAAATGTGCCAGTAGTCAAACCGATTAATTCGGCTTTTAATGAACCAGTGGGCAAATCGTGCGATTCTTCAATATTGCGTAGCGTTTCAATGATGCGAGATTCAACGCCATTAAATCCACCAGCTCGGCAATATTTTGCAAAGCCGTTTTTTATGATGCACATTCCAGCAAATGCGGGAACGAGTTTTCCTAGTCCCTTTAATCGCCATAAATAATTGAATCCGAAATCATCAAATGGCGAACCATCTATTGAATTAGGGGACATTGTAGAGTTTAAAGTTTTCATATTAAATTACCTTTTTAGTTTCATTGTAAGAAGTAGGATTATAGCACCGAATACCTAAACCAGTCAAGCATTGTCGAACGCTATTATTATCATCAAACATATAAGCATTTGAGCGAATCCATGCGAGCGATTTTCTCATATCCATAGCCATTTTATAAACCATGCGTTTTTTCAAAATGTCATCTGGAGTATTATCACCAAATGCTCGGCTGTAAATATAATCATAGCCAAGTCGGTTATCATCCAGAAATTTAAAATCAGCCTTACCAATAACGCGAGCGGTCATAATGACAATCTGGTTATTCTGGCGGTTGATGGTTTTCCATGATTCCGCCATTGGTAGCAGAGAATCAGCCGCGATTTTTTCGGGCGTGTTGTTCTCTATCCAATGTGCGAGGTTAAGTGAACCATTCGCTAGAGTATTCTGGCGGTGGCTTGAGTCGATGGTTGTACCATCCAGATCAAAAATAAAAAGCATAAAAGTAACCTATAATTCCAGTGATATTAAGTATGATAAGATTGTAGCATTTCTTGTCATACGCTTGCAAGCATAGCAGAGTCAAGCCCGCCATTGCCATCAGCTTTCCTTGGTCTGTATCTATGACGAACGGAGCGAACGCCATACATACAGTGCCAAGCCAAGCCGACCAGTTAATGAGCATCAAGAGATGCTCATCAGTAAGGCAGAGAGAGAAGCCATAGTAGCCCCTTCCAAACCTGTAAGGCTTTCACCTTGCAAGGCAGTTTCAATGGCTTGCACCATTTCCACCTTAGTGGTACGAGAAGAAGAAACAGATGCTTCTGGCTTCTGGTAGATGTTCAAAAGTACAGCTTTTGAAATGATAGAACGGACAGGCAATGCCCATTCCGAAGCGAGAGTATTAGCTACCTCGCGTGTGATGGGAGCCGAATCCATCATTTGAGCGACCATTTTAGTTGTATATTTTGACATAATATATGTCTCCTATTTTAGTTTAAGATTAGCCAAACGATTCCACCGAGTAGAATCAGATCAGCCGTGATTGAATATACCATATAAGCCCTTAAAGCCCAAGTGGTAATTTGTGTTTTATTTATCATTTTCATAGTGCCTATTTTACAGGGTTGTTTCGCAAATGTCAATGGTAATAATGCACATTCCATTATATTTCCATTATTCGCCCAAATGAGAATCATTCTCATTTGGCTGCGCGGTTAGCAAAGTGTCGAGCGAGGGAATTTTTTCTGTTCCTTTTTAGATCGCTAGTGATATTGGCCGCGCATAGTTTACGCTTAATTTGGGCGTGGTAGTCTTTAGTAGATATAGTTTTCATGTTTTAATTTCTTATTTAATATGCGCATATTATCGCATAAATAAATGCAAATGTCAAGCTTTTTTTTCATTTATTTTAAATTAATTTTCCCTTATAAATCAATAGGTTAGGGGCGCGGCAGACCCCCCCCCCCCCCGCCTTGATAAATATATTTTTATTTTTTATTGACAGTCTAACATTAATCATGTAATAAGGGGGGCGGTAATGAGACTCATTCTCATTCAGCGCGCGGGGGCACCCCCTCACGTACAACTTTGGGGTTTTTCAAAACACCTTTAAAAAAATTTCTTGACATTTAATGTCATTTTTAGTATAATCTTTCTATGACTACTTATATAACTACTTTTGATTTAGCAACCGCCCAGACGGGAGCATCAGGGCATTACCCTCTATTAGTAAAAAATAGCACTTATGCTCCTGATAATACAATATATGCAAAAGTAGGAGACAAAGTTAAATTTGTTGTAAGTGAGCCCTCCCCTGATGGTGCTAGTGTTAATTATAATAATATCGATGACGTTGCTTGGACAGATACAGAGCCTGATCCCGACGAATTCGATGCAGGAACTACAAATCAGAACAGCCCAAGTAGTTGGGAACGTACCATTACTAGTGCTAGCGACCATGAAGAGTTCTATTGGTGGTGGTTCGGAAATACAGCTCATTCGTCAGGAAGCGGAAAAAAGTATTCACAAAGAGTAAGAGTTAATAGAATTGTAGGAGCTCCTAGAATAAATGGGGGTACTACCGCTGTCACTGTAACACAAGGAGGTACCATCACTTTTAGTGTAACAGGCCTGAGCGGGTTATTAACTACCAGCAACACTGTTAAAAATCACTTATACTTTTCTGTATTTAATTCTAGTAATCAATGGGTTACAACCACAGGAACTTCGGGACTGTCTTGGGATAGTTCAAGTAACCAATTAGGTAAAGTCAAAACATCAGATGAAAATACAGTTCTAACTGTTGGGTCAAGTATGACAACAGGAACTTACAATGTGTATTTAACTCATTTCAATGCAGCAGATAGCCCCGGTGGAAATGATTTCATGGGTTCTGAGAACAGATTAGGGCCAGATGGTAGTACCCATGGCACTTCTGCAGCTGCTCTACAATTTACTGTCCAAGCCTCTAATGCAGGAACCGTAAGCGGTCTTAGTCTAGGAGCCAATGTAACTGCAACAACCTTAAGTCAAGTAGTTGAACGAAACTCTGGTACAATTACTTGCGATCCTACAACTTTTCAACCCACTTCCTCTGTGAGCGACCAGACAGGAGCAGCAGGTGCCAAACAGAGACTTGGAGGAACTTCCAATAACTATAGTACTTCTGACCTAACGCTGAATAATGGAGAATCTGTAGACTTTTATATGGTTGGCCCCGCTGGGTATACTGCCACAACCACAGGCAGGCTTACAATAGCTGAAGATCATGATGACCTTAGTGTTACTACGGGAAGCGATCCTGGAGGTGGCGAAGGAAGTGGCGGGGGTGCTACAGCAGGCACTTACGGATTAAAAATTACAAACGCAGATGGCGACCAAATTTTTGGGGTAGGCCAGAAAGGAAATACTGTTATTTTAACAGAGACACGTTCTGCTTTAGCGCACAATGCTACAGACGGGCCCTTTACGTTACCTGTAGCAGCCGCAGATAATACTTCCACGAAAGTAGCGATTGTAATTATTGATATGTATACAGGTACTACAGGGTTTAATTGGCCTCAATGGGTTATTACCAGAAGCGGAGCAACTTTTAGTGTTCAAAATTTATCAGGCGTTTCCAGAGCCTACAGGTATATAGCGATAAGGATTTAAATGGCATACGGACTTGAAGTAACTGGACCAAACGATTCTTTTGTACTGGACTCAGGGATTTCTGGGGCTACTTATATGCCCGTAGTACAAGGAAATACCTCTGTTACTAATGGGAACTCATACTCAAACTATACTTTAGGGGATATAATATATGCTCGTCCATCTACGGGAACTGGAACAATTTTTTGTAACTTTACAAACCCTTCTAGTCCGACTGCTGTAGGAGACCAAAATTTTGTTCTTCTACGCACAAGCTCTTCCGCACCTAGCACTTCTCAAAATAGTAGTACCTATGGTTTAAGAGTATTAGATACGGTGGTTGGTGGTAGTCAAGCAGTAATGTACGATTCTCGTCAAACAGCTAGTGGTTTCGATATAAAATCATCAAAAGGTATCGGGGACTGCCCAGGCGGTGTAAGTGGTTATAATGGAACCCCTACTGCAAGTAATGCTAATAAAGTATATGATTCATATGGTTCTACTACTTATGCAATGATGAACGGGATGGCAAGCCTTACACAAGGATTTATGCAAATATATTTAGGGTATAACTTTAAACCAGGTACGACGATTATTTATTGGGCCGGCTGGTATCAGTATAGTGGCTGGGGTCAATCAGGGTTCGGAGCATTATCAAATTTTGCAACATTAATGGTAGGAGACTTAATAACATGACAACTTATGCATTAGCAGTAATAGATACAAATACAGAAATTCACTATATGTCTAGTCCAGGAGCTATTTTTCCTGACGAAGGCCCATGGAGTCAAAACAATGCTTTCACTGTAGTTCATATACATAGTGAAGTTCCTGACATGCTCGGATTCCAGCGAACACAGTATTATAAAGGTGGAGCCTGGAAATCTAGAGAATGGAAGGGCGAGTTCTATGATTGGAATGGTACAAGTGAAGAGTGGGAGTTTAATTCAAGTAGATTCTGGGAACAAGTCAGAGGCAAAAGAACTGATAAACTCTTACAATGCGACTGGACACAACTACCGGATAGTCCATTAACAGACACAAAGAAAGCACAGTGGGCAGAGTACCGACAAGCTCTTCGTGGCATACCTAAAACCGATGAAGGAGCAACAAAGCTTGACGAGATAGTTTGGCCAGACGTACCATCGTAGAAAAATTTTTCTTGACATTACATCCCTTTTTGAGTATAATTCCCTCATGGCTAAAGAAGTAACAACAATTTCTCCGGAAGGACTTGAAGTAGCGAACTCGTACCTGACTCTTGGTAATATTAAGGGGGTTTGCCAAGAACTAATGGTTGACGAAAAGAAGGTTGTGGATATACTAAATCGACGAGAAGTCAAAAAGTATATCGACACTGTTTATCTCGATACGGGGTATAGAAACAAGAACAACATCGGGTCTTTATTAGACGAGATGATTCAATCAAAGCTCGATGAAGCACAGGAAAGCGGTGTGTATTCCAGCAAAGACTTAGCTGACTTACTACAAATGGCTCACAAAATGCGTATGGATGAAATCAAAGCTCAAGCAGAGTTAGATAAAGCGTCCGCTTCTACTGTTCGGAATCAAACAAACGTTCAGATAAATGATGGCGTACCATTTGGTCAGGGTAATTATGGCAAGTTAATGGACAAACTTATAAATGGAACAACAGCCTGATCTAAATGAACTATACACCCGCTTTTCAACTCATGAAGCTCAATGTGAAGAGAGATGGAAAACTATATTTGGCCGCCTTGAAGGTATAGAGGCAAAAATGGATAGACTACAGTTTTTATTGCTGGGAGCAACAGGAACTGTAATCATATTCTTAGGAAGTATAATACTCACACTACTAAGATAGTAGTCGACGTTCCCCGAGAGCGTAGAGATAAAATGTGGAGCCAATCACAGCCGCAGTGGCGGCTTTTACTGCTGTAAAATCAGGGATTCAAGCTGGCCGTGAATTACAGGACATGGTCGGAGAACTGGGAAAACTCTGGGGCGGATTAGATACTGCTAGAGCTTCCCACAACCAGAAACGCACTAAAGCAATGCGTAATGAGTTTATCTCTGTTGAAGAAGAAGCACTAAAAACATTTGCAGACAAACGCAAAGCAGATGAAATTGAAAAAGAATTGCACCAATTCATTACTTATACTCTAGGTGCAGAGGCTTGGGCACAATTAATAGAGATTCGTGGGCAGGTTAGAAAGCAGCGACAGGAACAAGCTGCAGCCGCCCTCAAGCAAAAGAGGAAAATTATTGACGGAATACTCATCGCAGCCGCTGTTATATTTAGTGGTTTTGCCATATATTGGATGGGTTACATAGTAATAAATAAAGGTTTCTGATGAAAGAATTTTGGGAGAAATTTAGTGATTGGAGAGGTAGCAGCCGTTATCAGTGCGTTGAAGGCACTGAACGATGGCATCAACACTATAAGAGAATCAGCAGGAAATGCAGGGGATTTACATTCTATTGTTGGTAAATTCGCTGGAGCTCAAGAAAAGTATAACGAAGTAGAAAAAGCAAAGACAGGTAGAATGAGTTATAAAGAAGCTCTTGCAATGGAAAGTGCAAAGCGTCAACTCATAAACTTTGATAGACAGTTAAAAGATATATGTTTGATGCAGGGTCAGGCAGATTTATATACTTCAATTAAGAACCGAATGGAAGAAGCTCGTTTAGCCCATGAAAAAGAAATCGCGCGTTTACGAATAAAGCGCAGAGAAATAAAAAAGTATATAAACTGGGCAGTAATGGGTGTAGTCACTTGGATTTTTGGAATGGGAATAGTGTGGATATTAGTTGCACTATTCCAAGGATAAAGGAGAAAGCTATGTGTGAAGTTTGTTTATGTGTACCTTGTAGGTGTAATCATGCCAAAGGGTAGAGGAACTTACGGGTCAACCGTTGGACGCCCTAAGAAGAAGAAAAAGAGAAAGAGCCGTGCCAAGAAAAAGTAGCAGAGGTTCAAAATTAAAAAGAGCAGGCGTTAAATCTTATAATAAGCCAAAACGCACTCCGGGGCATAAAACAAAGTCCCATATTGTAGTAGCTAAAGTAGGTACTAAAACAAAGACTATTCGTTTCGGACAACAAGGTGCTAAAACGGCTGGTAAACCGAAGAAAAACGAAAGTGAGGCAATGAAGAAAAAGCGAGCAAGTTTTAAAGCTCGTCATGCTAAAAATATTGCAAAAGGAAAAATGAGTGCGGCGTACTGGGCTGACAAAGTCAAGTGGTAATTATATCATAGTCCGGAAGGAGCAACTAGCGGAAGACCGTGAAAAAGCTTCTAAGGACTATGATAAACAGTGGTATACACGTCTGATTCAAGAATTGGACTGGGCTGAGCAAGCCCAAAGTAAAACATATAGCCGTAATTGCTATATGGAAGGAGAGCGCAAAGTATGAGTGATTTGGATAGATTTCAAGGAGATATGTCCCGTAACGAGGTCGAACTAGATCTCAGTAAATTTATGGAACTACTCCAAGAACAGTCTGCCCTAAAAGATAGGATTCGTGAGTTAGAAGATATGGAAACTCGCAACCCTTGGCAAAAATTCATTTTTATGGCACAAGCTGTAGATGCTTGGAGAATATTCCCACGAGTATTTTTAAGTGTGTACATTTTCTTACTATACTACAGTACAATGTGGTTCATGGAGCTACCAGAACCCAACCTTGAGCAATCAGGACTTATATCAGTAATTGTAGGTGCCGGTGCAGCTTGGTTTGGTTTATATGCAGGAACCAGTAAAGGAAAAACCGACCACTAGAGGTTAATCATGGCAGTAGAAATTAGTAGGAAAGATGTAATATCTGACCAGCTATTAGAGTTACAATCTGAGACAAGGTTTCTTAAATTACCAGTAGATCCATATTTGGATTTACTCGGCGTGACGCCACTTGCTAGTCAGGTGGCGATCATCAACGCGATCAACAATCCGAAATACCGCTTTGTATGTGCGGCCGTTTCGAGAAGGCAGGGTAAAACCTACATCGCAAACATAATCGGGCAACTGGTATCATTGGTTCCCAACTCTAACATACTCATTATGTCCCCCAACTATGCCTTGTCTCAGATTTCTTTTGATTTGCAGAGAAATCTAATCAAGCATTTCGATTTAGAGGTTGCAAAGGACAATGCGAAAGATAAGGTTATAGAATTAACAAATGGATCAACAATACGTATGGGAAGTGTTAATCAAGTTGATAGTTGTGTCGGTAGGAGTTACGACCTTATCATCTTTGATGAGGCCGCTTTGGCTGATGGAAGAGACGCCTTCAATGTTGCCCTTCGCCCCACGCTCGATAAAGATAACTCAAAAGCCATCTTCATAAGCACACCAAGGGGGAAGAATAATTGGTTTTCAGATTTTTTTCACAGGGGATATTCCGATGAATTCGTGGAATGGGCGTCTATTAGAGCTACTTATAAGGATAATCCGCGTATGTCTGAAACGGATATTGCGGAAGCTCGAAAATCAATGTCCGAGGCCGAGTTTAGACAAGAATACGAAGCTGACTTCAATACTTATGAAGGTCAGATCTGGAACTTTAACTACGAAGACTGTACCGGTAACTTCGAAGAAATTGACACGTCCAAGATGGATGTCTTTGCAGGACTGGATGTTGGCTATAGAGACCCTACGGCCTTTTGTGTAATTGCCTATGACTGGGATGAAGAGACGTTCTACTTAGTGGATGAATACTTAGATGCTGAACAAACTACAGAAAAGCATGCACAGGAAATCAGCCGCATGATTGATAAGTGGGATATAGATTATATTTATATTGATTCCGCTGCACAGCAGACCCGTTTCGACTTCGCTCAGAACTATGATATATCAACAATTAACGCGAAGAAGTCAGTTTTAGATGGGATAGCACAAGTTGCAGGTATAGTAGATAATAACAAATTACTTGTTGAACAGACTTGTAAACAAACACTTTCTGCGTTAGATCAATACCAGTGGGACCCCAATCCAAATTTAATGAAAGAGAAACCGAAACACAATTACGCATCGCACATGGCCGACGCGTTAAGATATGCATTATACTCATTTGAGACTTCAGCAACAAGTTTTTAGGATACCTGGTCAAAAATAGTTATTGACATAGTATCTTAAAGTAGATATAATTCTCTTACTGAAAATTGGAAAATCCGAAACCCGATGGCCGAACTAAAACGTGATATAGTAAAATATATCCGAGATAAAGCGAAGAATAAGTACGAGAAAGGTTCGGAGTGTCATATTTGTGGAGTAGAGAATCAGCTTGATTTCCACCATTACTACACATTAGCACCTTTAGTTCATAAGTGGATTAAGAAAAATAAATTAGATCCGAAGTATATTCTCGCAATAAGAGAAGATTTTATAGAGGAACATCACGACGAGTTATATGTACACACTGTTACTCTATGTCATAATCACCATAGACAACTTCATAAAGTATACGGTAGAGACCCTGGCTTAGGAACAGTACATAAGCAGAAGCGTTGGGTAGAGATTCAAAGAGAAAAACATGGCATGGTATGACAGATTCTTAAACCGAAGTGAAGAGGATATTTATGAAAAATTAAATCCTGTTCAACAGTACTTTGGAACAGAGTCACAATCGTCTCGTGAGCACACTCAAAGTTATGAAAAGTATTATGAGACTTTAGAGATTGTTAATCGCGCAGTAAATATGGTTGTTGATGACTGTGCGGAAATACCTGCAGTAGTACAACCTATTGGAATGTCAGGAGTTGTAAAAGGGATAAAGCGTTCAAAAGTTCAAAAACTTATAAATGAGGAACCAAACCTATTCCAAGACATCAGCTCCTTCAAGCGTAATTTAATTACTGATTATATTCTTGATGGCAATATTTTTATTTATTATGATGGTGCTCACTTCTACCATATCCCTGCCACCGATGTTACAATCCATGCAGACCCAAAAACTTATATAAATAGGTACACATACGCGGACGTAGACTACTCCCCGAATGAGATTATACACATAAAAGAAAATTCCTTCCATGATATATATAGGGGAGTTTCTAGATTAAAACCTGCCGTTCGTACTATGTCTTTAATGGCAAATATGCGGCAGTTTCAAGATAATTTCTTTAAAAACGGGGCTGTGCCAGGGCTGGTTTTAAAAAGTCCTAATACTTTATCGGAGAAGATTAAGGAGCGAATGCTTCAATCTTGGCAGGTAAGATACCAACCTACAGCAGGGGGTAGACGGCCTCTAATTCTGGATGGTGGAATAGAAATAGATGCTATTTCAAATGTTAATTTTAGAGATTTAGATTTCCAGAGTTCTATAGCCGAGAATGAAAAGATTATATTAAAGGCGCTGGGAGTACCTCCAATTTTATTAGATTCAGGTAATAATGCAAATATACGTCCAAATATGAGGATGTATTATTTAGAGACAATACTACCTATAGTACGAAAAGTTAACTTTGGACTAGAAAGATTTTTTGGTTTTAGTGTAAAGGAAGATATTACTAATATTCCTGCTCTACAGCCTGAACTACGGGATCAATCACAATATTATTCTTCATTAGTAAATGGCGGAATTATAAGTGTAAATGAAGCACGAGAACAGTTAGGCTTTGACGCATTAGAAGGCCAAGACGACGTAAGAGTTCCAGCAAATATTGCTGGAAGTGCTGCTAATCCTGATGAAGGTGGAAGGCCTGTTGAAGATTCAGAAGATTCAGAACCGACAAATTCACCAGAGAACTCAGATAATTCAGAGGAGTCAAAAGAATGAAAAAGATAAAGCTACATGAAAAGCATAGGATGTTAGCCTTGAAATACTTTGCAGATACTTCTGTAAAGCAAGGGTATCTTATAAGCAAGGAGGAGGCACTAAAAACCAAATGGTTGGACGAGTCTTACCTTGATGATGAGGTTTGGTTCAGTTCTTGGGATAGTATTATAGGAACCATGAAAAAAGTTTTCCCAGAAACTAAGGACCTGAAACCAAAAGCCAAAGCAGCCCCTAAAGTTGTTAAAAAGGGAAGCTCGGGAGAAGAGAATGGAAAAAGTATTTAATTTAACCTCTACTTTTAAGTCCCATACTGATGAGGATGGAAGTATAAAAATTCGAGGTATGGCTAGTACTGCTGATTTTGATCGCGCGGGCGACTCTATTTCAGCAGATGCATGGACTAAGGGTGGGTTAAATAATTTTGAAAAGAATCCTATAATTCTTTTCAATCATGATTACAATAGACCTATTGGAAGAGCGACGCAAGTTAAAGCTACTGATAATGGTCTTGAGTTAACAGCAAAAATTAGTAATGCGGCTAAAGATGTAGCCGAATTAGTTAAAGACGGTGTTCTTGGAGCCTTTTCTGTTGGTTTCCGAGTCAAGGACGCTGATTACTTAGAGGAAACCGACGGATTGAGAATAAAGGACGCTGAATTGTTTGAGGTATCGGTAGTATCTGTACCCTGTAACCAAACAGCTACTTTTTCACTGGCGAAGTCCTTCGACTCTATGGATGAGTACGAAGATTTCAAAAAAACTTTCACTAATAGTGACGGGGCGCAAGTCCAAAAGGAGATAACGATGTCTGAAGAGACACAACAACCCGTTGACTTGGAAGCTTTTGCTAAAAAAGTAGCTGAGGAAACTGCTGCTAAAATTGCAATGAAGCAAGCCGAGCAAAAAGCAGCCGATGAGGCTGTACAAAAAGAAGCTGTTGAAAAAGCTGCTGCGGAAGCAGAAGCTAAAGTTCAGCAGGACGAAGAAGTCAAGACGGCTATCAAAACTGGCGTAGAGTCAGGAGCTGATCGTCTTGTAGCAGACATGCAAAAAGAATTCGAAGCTGCAAAAGCGGAAGAAATCAATGAGCTTGTTAAGAAGTATGAAGCCGACGTTAAAGAGAAGGCTGACGAACTCGAATCTATGCGTAGCCGTAAGTTTGAGTTTGGTTCTAAGAGCAAAGAGAACTTTGCTAAAGACGCTCTTCACGCTAAAGTACTTGGCGCGATTACCAAGAAAGGTTGGGATACTGACCTCGGTAAGGAAGTCATGGAAAAGCAAGGTGTAGACTTTGGTACACGAAGCTCTGCTGGTAATCTCGATATTACTGTAAGTCAACAGTTCGAAGAAGAAGTTGCACTGGAAACTCGCCTTGCCGGATTATTCCGTGAAATTCCTGTAAGTTCAGGAGCAACAGTTATGCCTTTTGCTGCAGATACTAATGCTGCAACTTTCGGTACAGCTTTTGATGTTGATACTGCTGGACAGCGTATTGACAATGGCGGAACAGATGGTCAGTGGGACGCTACTAATAACGTACTACAAACTGAGCGTTTAGCAGCAGGTACCTACATTGATAATAATGTAGATGAGACTTCTTTAGTTTCATTCCTGCCAATGATTACCTCAGCTCTTGCACGTTCCCACGCTGTAGCAATCGATAAGATGATTCTTCTCGGTACTAGTGGTCCTACTGCTGGTATTGCAGGCGGAACTGGAGCTGACAAAGGTTCTGGTCTACAAGCATCTACAGCAGCTTGTACTGCACAGCAAGATGGTGCACCTGCATTCGCAGACAGTATGCTTGAAATTGGTCGAGCAGCTATGGGCAAGTATGCGGTTAATCCTGCTGACATTGTTTACGTTGTTACTATCGATGCCTACTACGATCTACTTGCACAAGACGGAAAGTTTGTGACTGTAGATAAGGCTGGCTCTGATCTCGCCACTAATATCAACGGCATGATGGGTACTATATTTGGTTCGCCACTTATTGTTTCCGCGGAAATGGTTGCTGCCAACACAAGTACTGCAGCTGCTATTATAAATACTAGCCGATATGTTCTTGGAAGACTCAAGGGTGTTAGCATTGAAACTGATTACGAAGTTGGTAAGCAGCGAAATGTTCTGGTTGCTAGCCAGGCACTAGGATTTAAGTCACTTGAAGGCACTTCAGGTGCTCATACCTTAACCTACGCGTCTAACGCTTAATAGCATTTTGATTACTTTTAGTAATCATGGAAACTGGGGGAGGTTCTCCTCCCTCAAGTTTTTATTAATTGACTTATGGCAGATTTAATAACATTAGCTAGTTATAAAGAGGCAGAGGGCTTGAGTACTCCAAAAGAGGACTTGAGAATTAATGCTTTAATACCTTCTGTAAGCCAATTAATAAAAACTTATTGTGGTAATAGTTTTGTAGATTTTTATTCAAGTAACAAAACAGAAACTTTTAGTATTGATTGGAGCACTTATATTGTCCAACTTACTGAAAGTCCTGTTAATGCTATTGTAAGCGTTCAAGAACGACAATCGTACTCTGACTCTTATGCTACACTGACAACAGGAGCGTATGAGTACGCTTTAGACAAAAATACAGATAGTGTTTTTCGCACTAGCTCTGGTAGCTACAAAAACTGGGCTCAAGGAGTAGATGCCGTTAAAGTAGTGTATACTGCAGGATATAGTGCTGTGCCAGACGATTTAAAATTAGCAGTAATTGATTTAATTACGTACTACTTGAAAGACGAACATAAAGAAAGAAGAACAATACAAGGAGCAAGCATACAAAACGCTGCCAGTTCTTCACAACGAGATAATGTGGCATTTCCAGATCACATAAAGAGAGTCTTAGACTTATATAAGAATTTTTAATGAGTAGTTCTTCTTTATATGCGTTCTTAGAAAAACTAGATAAGGAATTGTCAGAGGGGGCAACAAAAAACAAAGCAGCCTCCGAAGCATATAGAACACAAAAGGGGAACAAGAAAACAAGTACTCTTACTTATAGACCTAGAGAAATCACTGAGGCTATAACAAATTTGACAGAGATTCCTAAAAAGTTAAGAAAGAAGTATGATGATCTCGTAGCGGGTTTAACTGCTGATATAAGAATTCTTTTTAAGAAAAAAGCGGTAGAAGTAAATACGAAGAATCCGGGCGATGCTAAAGTACGAGGTAATAAACATTCTGTTTCTATAAGAATTATAAAAAGGGGTCAAAGAGATAATTACACTCTGTTAAAAAAGACCTATGAAGATAGATTAGATGAATTTTATACGGCTTTTCTTACTCTTATAAATGCGCCGGGCGGTTTAAAAAGATACAGTGATTCTGCGGGCGGAGAAGTAACACTAACTAGAGGAAAAGTATGGGGGCAGACGCATGAAGGCGGTGCTAATATTTTTCATATGATGAATGACGCAGTATACGCAGCTATTCAGCATACAGTTCAGGGGGCACAAGACCCTTCTGGTACAGAGATAGCAAAAGATTTAGCAAATCTAAAAAGAGCAGACGCACAAATTATTTTAGACATAATGAAAGACGGCCCTAAAGAAGAAGTAAATATGGGAATCTCTAGTGCTCTTATCAACTCACAACAAGGCGGGGGTATAAAAGAGCAAGGTGCAAAAGCAAATCTAGATGCTGCTATAAAGTCCTTAAAGCCTTTTATTCTCGCCACTGAAGGCTCGGATAGTTTATTAACGGGACGAAGAAAAAAGATAATTAAAGAGATAGTTAAGCCTTTTAAAAATAAAAAAGGAATTAAAGTTAAGCATGAAAATATCAAAATTAATCAGAATAAGAGCAAGGTAAATTTAGTAAAAAAGCCCGGTAAAACTATTGTAGAAAAAGGTGCGGCTCTTTCCGTAATGGGTAAAAAGGCAGTAAAACGACAGGAAAAACGGAAAGCAACAACCTCAGGAATGAGTTTAGCAAATATACTAGGAGTTCTAAATAACCAACTACCCAAAACAGTAGCTAATAACATGGGTAGTCCTAGACTTGAAAACCAGACAGGAAGATTTGCTCAAAGTGTGCGGGCTATAGATGTAACAAACACTGCGCAAGGATTTCCTAGTATTGGATATACTTATATGAGAGATCGGTATGGGCCTTATGAAAGTACAAGCGGATCTAGGTTTGCAGATGTAGATAGAGATCCTAGACCATTGATCGATCAATCAATAAGAGAGATAGTAATAGGCTTTGGTTTAGGAAGACTTTATACTAGGAGATTATAATGACCGCAAGAACGTATGCTTCAAGAAGAAAACGAATTGTTGACGGTCTTGTTACTAAGTTAAAAACAATAAATGGTCAAGGGGCTTTTTTAAGTGATGTTGGAGAGAACGTACATCCAACACTAAAATTTTGGGATGAAGTAGATGAATTTCCCGCACTTCATTGTAATGCTGGAAGCGAGACGAGAGAGTATCGAA